CTTCTTCGACTCGGTATCCGTTTCGGTTTAAGCGTCCGGACGGAAAACCAAGCTTGGAGGAGAGATTCGATGCTTACTACAGACCACGGGATGTTCGATTGAACCCCGAAGCCGCCGCTCATGCGGATCGAAAGGTCGCTGAGCTCTGGCCAAAATCGAAGCCACGACTGAAAACCATCTCGTTGCGTGATGCAGTCGTTCGCTTCAAGACGGGAACCAATTTCGGTTTTCCTCGCGTTAATTCGTCACCAGAGAATCTTCACCCCTACTACCAAGAGTCGTTCTATCTCTTGGGTGCAGGACTCCCAATGGGAGCCGTAAGCGCATTCCCCTCAGTGGGGACAACGCGGTCTAAAGCCGCGGGCTTGTGGAAGGTGGCGAATGATCGGGCCTTGAGTATGTATAGCCGGGTATTAGCTAACATCGAACAGATGTGGCGCTATCCTCTGTTCCAGGCATTGCGAGCTCGTCATGAGTTCGTGGGATGGAGGACTCAACGTGAAGTAGACGTTGCGATGACTCGGCTCTTGAGGTCAAACCGGGGCGATTTGATGTCTCTCGACTTCACTTCGTTCGATTCGTCGGTGCCATTCGACGTATTGGTGCGCATATTTGCTATATGCGAGTCCTGGTTCTGCGACGAGGCTAGACCTCTCATTCGCTTCGCAGCGGAAGCGTTCATGAGGTCGGGGCATTTTCTCCCATACGGTGTGTACCGCCATGGTACAGAACGCACTGGTGGGGTGCCCTCGGGTTCGGTGTTGACGAACCTTATCGACAGTTTGGTGAATCTGTGGGTCATGTATTGTGCTGCACATCGTTGCGGTGGTCGTGTGACTGCATCCTTTGCTAATGGGGATGATGGAGTGTACGCGTTCAAGAACGTCAGCTCCTACATTGATTTGTCATACTATCTGTCGAAGGAATTGGGTATGACCGTGAAGATGGATCCGGACAAGAATTTGGTGTCGAAGCGGCATGTGCGCTATTTGAGGATGGAGCATCATGTTGATCTCTTCGACGCTGATGGGATCTGTTCGGGCGTTCGGCCAATTGAGTGGGCTTTCATCGGCATGACAGGCCATGAGAGGAAACTCAGTGAGGCATTTAAGAAAGAGGCCAGTTTCTGCAACAATGCTCGGTGGCTGCAACAGATGGCACCTTGCTGGGCCCACCCGGGTTTTGAAGGGTTTTGCCTCTGGATGTTGGACAGGAGTTTACCGCTGGCTGACGTGGTGGACGCAATCCACCGTGGTTTGCCAATTGTTTCTTATGCGGATTCTGTCCTGGGAGGTTCGGACGAAACGGGTGTTATTCCCGTCTCTGCCCTCGCTGGTTCAAAGGTCGTGGAAGTTTTACTCAAACTTCTGGCATGATGGACCTCCGTCCGTGAGTCGCGATTTCTGTTTGTTCCAGCGTTTATTTCTTAGTGGGAGTCCGTAAAATGGCATATAAGTTCGGTCGAAATCGTCCTAGGTTTCGGCATGCCGGGGCCACTTCTCATCCCGGCGCGGACTTAGAGAAGGGCATCGATCTACAGACTGAAACCCCTGGGGCTTCTGTAGGTTACACTGAGGCCGATGAGCGACTTCAGCGTGTTCAGCGGGAACATCGTTTCCGTAATGATGATTTTCTGCCTGGTGTCTTTCTGTTTAGAGTGGCTGCTATAACCCCGTTTGCTATTCAGGAGACTGTTCGTCAATGGTACCAAGCTCCTCTAGCGGGTCAGATTCCCCTAATATTGGGCTTCACTCTAGAAACTCCCTGGACCGTTCCCCAAGTTGCAACACGAACTGGGGTTTCAGGCCAGTCGCAGGAGTTTCAGGTGTTAGCTAACTTCGCCGGCCAGCGCGGCCCCAGCTGGCTCCCTATACGCAGTCACACCACAACGAGACTTGATGCGGTCACCCGTAACGGTGACTCGTTATCCAGGTATCTCGCTGCGGAAGCGTTGGAGCTAGTTCATCCGGGTCGTTCAGAGCTGATCGCAACGGAGGTGAGAGGGAGACATTATGATCCCATCGCTGGGACGTTTTCTGTGGAGGCAGATAGCATGGCTGCTTCCCCTGCTAGTATCTCTAGCAGAACTATCATCCATGTTTCACCTGTATCGGATGCTGAGGTCGTATCAACGCCTCAGTCTTCAGGTACAGTCCATACAGGAGGAGATTTTCATGGCAC